GGTACAGCAGCCGGTACAGCAGCCGGTACAGCAGCCGGTACAGCAGCCGGACGGTTATGCGGATCTGATGGGCAGGCTTGACGCACTGACCACACAGATCCAGCAAAGCGCTATCCTTCATAGCGCACAGCCCCCTGAGGATACGGCCGATGTTATTTTGGCAAATATCATTGACCCGCCCGAATTTCACCCGACAAACAATAAATAAGGAGGTATAATTATGGCTGGTGAAATGACTTTCAAACAGGCCGCCACGCTGCTGAACAGCATCCAGCAGCAGGCGACCGGTCAGGCGGCATTGGTCGCAACTGACATCCCCAGCTTTATCAGCTGTGCAACCACCACGTTGGCCACGGGATATGATCCTGTGATCAACGCCATCAATCAGGTGCTGACACGCACCATCTTTTCCACACGGCCCTATTCCCGCAAGTTTAAGGGGCTGGAAAAAACAGAATCCCAGTGGGGCAACCATGTCCGCAAGCTGTCCATTGCGGACAAGCCCGTCAGCGATGACGATCGCCACAAGTGGCCGGTGGCATATGATGCCACCCAGACCGACAATCCGCTGGGCAACGGCCAGAGCGTAGACCAGTATGTCATCAACAAGCCGGAGATCCTACAGACCAATTTCTACGGGGCCAATGTGTGGGAGGACTGGTATACGATCTTTAAAGATCAGCTTGACAATGCTTTTACCGGCCCCGATCAGCTGGGCAGCTTTATGGGCATGGTGGCGGAAAATATGTCCGATAAGCTGGAAAACATCCGGGAAAATATTTCCCGCGCTGCTCTGGCCAACTTTATCGGCGGCGTGGTCGACGAGGCGCAGGAAGGCCGTGTCGTGCATCTGCTGACGGAGTACGAAGCGGCGACCGGCCTGAAGTTTAATACGCCGCAGGAAGTGTATCAGCCTGCCAACTTCAAAGCGTTCATCCAGTGGGCTTATGCCCGAATCGCCCAGATCTCTGACATGATGACGGAGCGGACGGAGTTGTTCCAGACGGTGGTCAATGGCAAGCACGTCATCCGGCACACACCCAAGGCCATGCAGCGGGCTTTCTTGTACGCTCCGGCCCGACATCAAATGGACATGATGGCCGTCGCAGACACGTACCACGACGGCCTGCTGACCATGCCCGAAACGGAAACCGTCAATTTCTGGCAGAGCGCAGGGGCCCCGGACTCCATCAATATGAAGGTGGCACGGATCGGCACCAATGGAGCCGTGACCGTGTCCTCCGCAGCCATCGAGCAGGCCGGGATCTTCGGCGTCATCATCGACACCGAGGCCGTCGGCGTGGCCAACACCCAGAGTTGGAGCAATCCGACGCCGTTTAACGCCCGGGGGGGCTACACCAACATTTGGATGCATGAAACGCAGCGCATCTACAACGACCACACCGAGAAGGGCGTTGTGCTGCTGCTTGACTAATGCGCAAGGCCGGGCGGCTCGGTCGCCCGGCCATTTCATGAAGGTGGTGATACATATGTTTCCTGCAATGCTGTGGCAGTTTTCCAAAAAAGAAAACAGCACAAAAAGGCCGTCGGACAGTGACGCCACCATGGTGGACTGCGAGACCAACAACGACTTCGACTTGCTGAATCCGGTATTTGTGTTTAGTTTCCGTGGCGGCAGCAGCAATCCCACGCAGTATAATTACTGTTATGTGGACACTTTTAAGCGGTATTACTGGATCGCTGGCTGGACTTTTAGCAATGGCCAGTGGATTGCAACCTGTTCCGTGGATGCGCTGGCCAGCTGGAAAACGGAGATCGGTAGGCAAAGCGCATATGTGCTGCGCAGCGCTGCGTCCTATGACGGAAATATCCAAGATACACTTTATCCGGCCAAGACGGATATTGTGTTGGAAACCAGTACGGCGGAATCTCCGTTTGATAGGGCTGGTTATTATGTCGTCGGCACCGTCGGAGATGGAGGTATTACTGATTATGCATCGCTATCCTACGCCGAATTTGCAAAGTTTACTAAAACTGCGTTTTCGGACGCCTTTTATCAAGGTGTTGCAGCGGGTGTTGATTGGATGGCCAAAGCGGCATTCGACCCTATGCAGTATTTACGATCTGTAATATATATTCCGCTAAAATCAAGCGGCGGCCAATTCCGAAGTGTCACACTTGGTTGGTGGGATACCGGAGTACGTGGCGGCTATGTCGGCATAGGGTCATCTGACAAGGCGAAATTTACGTTGGATGTCCCCAAACACCCGCAGGCCAGCGAACGCGGGGCATATTTGAATTGTGCGCCCTATGCGTCGTATATACTGGATTGTCGACCGTGGGGCCGTATTAGTCTGGATCCCGAAGACTTAAAGGGCGTATCAAGTGTGACATTTGATATCAGTGTGGACTACATCACGGGGGAGGGTGTTTTAACGACCACCATCGACGGGGGCCGCAGAGTTTTGGCCGTTGCCCAAGTAGGGCACCAGGTGCAGCTGTCCCAAGTATCGCACGATATTGGTGGTGCTATTTTATCCATAGCAGGCGGCGTTGGTAGCGCCATTACGGGAAATGCTATGGGCGTTGCGCAAGGCATTGGCAATGCCGTCAACAGCGTAATGGGCAAAGTCAACACGATCGGCGTAAATGGGTCTGTATCGCAGATTCTGACACCACCGCAGCTGTCAGCAACCTTTATCAAAATCGTGGATGAAAACAATGCGGATCGTGGGAGGCCCTTGTGTCAGGTGCGGAGAATCGATACATTGCCTGGTTATCAGATCCACGCAGACCCGGAAATGTCCCTTCCGTGTACACAAAGCGAGATGGTCACCATCAGCGGATATTTGACGGGAGGTTTTCTTTATGAGTAACATCGACAAACAGAAAGAGACCCCAGTCCAGCGGCCAGACGATGACAAGCGGCCACAGAGCGACAAGGCGGCGCAGAATGTTACACAATATCGGGTTCCATATTGGTGGATCATGAGGAGGCGAACACTATGACCGGCGCACCATTCTTTTACGACTATCAAAACGCAATCATTTCCCAGACCACGCCTAACACAGTTCACGTCAAAAATGTTGGGCTGACGAGGTTTTTCCAGCGCTATCTGCTGCAAAAAGCCATCAGTGTGTTCAAGTGGAAAATGCCCGCTACATGGAGCAGGGATTATCTCCTTTATACGCTGTACTGCTGGGGCTTCGTCGCCATCGTCAACACGGACAAGTTCGGCGTCATCCCGCAGGGCTGCGGCCTGAAAGGCTATAATGTGTTTTACCAGCCCCGTTCCGTCATCATCCAAAATCCCCTTATCAGCCACACGCTGGAGCCGGAAATCGGCAAAAACTGTGTGCTGCTGAAGCTGCAGCCTGACTTTTGCGGCATCATGGACTTGGTCAGCTTTTATGCACAGGAGATGGCGCTGGCCTCCGAGGCGGTGGACGTCAATCTGCTTAACAGTAAGCTGTCCTATGTGTTTGCAGCATCTAACAAAAATGCGGCGGAAAGCTTGAAAAAACTGTATGACCGTATCGCAAGCGGGGAGCCTGCTGTGGTGGTGGACAAGGCGCTGTATAATGATGATGGGACGGCATGCTGGGAGGCATTCCAGCAAAACGTCGGTCAGAACTACATTGTCAGCGACCTTCTGTCTGATATGCGCAAAATCGAGGCCGAATTTGACACCAAGGTGGGGATTCCCAACGCCAACACCGACAAAAAGGAACGGCTGATCTCCGACGAAGTCAACGCAAACAACGTCGAGACCCGGAATCTCCCAGAGCTGTGGCTGGAATCCCTCCGGCAGGGCTGCGAGGAGGCCCACAAGATGTTTGGTATTGACTTGTCCGTGGACTGGCGCAATGATCCCGAGCAGGCTGTACAGCCGACGGAGGTGCCCGACAATGAGGAGTAAACTGTCTGTACTGGGCATCTATAACTATGACGGCCAGATTTTCGACCGGCTGGAGCTGCCTGCAGGCGTCGACCATGACACGGTGGTCAACAGCATCTTGCTGGAGTGTGCCGATCTGGAGGTGCTGTATCCGGTGCCGGTCGTGCTGCAAACGGCCATCGGCTTGTGGTCTAAATCTATGCTGCCAAGCTGGGAACGTCAGTATCGAGCCATCACGGCGGAGTACGACCCTATCGAAAACTATAACCGGTTTGAAGACTGGACGGATACGGCACATTCCGAGGGCGCAGGCAGCAGTGAGGTGGCGGGCTTCGACAGCGGCAAAATGACACCAAGAGACGGCAGCCAGAGCGCCGCAGACTCCAACAGCGACCACCACGGACGCATCCACGGCAACATCGGCGTGACCACCTCGACAGCCATGGTGCAGGAGGAAGTCAACCTTCGGCGCAAGCTATCCATGGTGGACATCATCGTCAACGACTTCAAAAGCAAATTCACTCTGTTGGTGTATTAAGGAGGTAACACAATGGCGTTTGAACAATTCCCCTATACAAATTTACACGATATCAACTTGGATTGGCTGTTGAAAACGGTTAAGGACACCAAGGACATTCTGGACAACACGGATATCCCCCAGCACGTCAGGGACGAACTCACGGTAATGTATAACGACGGGCGGCTGGAGAAGCTGGTCAACGAGAAGATTCTGGCAGACATACAGGCAAAGGTGGACGCCAACACAGAAAGCATTGGCACTGCGAAAGAGTCCATTGCAGCGAACGCGGAGGCAATCGGGAACTTGAAGGTGACTGCAACGCTGGCGATGTTATCGGCACCGGACGCAGTGTCCGGTGATCCTGATCGTGGATATTCGCTGTGTATGGTGATCTACAACAAGGATTTCTGCGTCGTTTACGACCACGGCAATGACAGCGCAAACCGGCTGTTGGAGTATCTGCGGCAGAATGGCGTCAAGAAAATTACGGCATTCGTCGGCTCCCATTATCACAGCGACCATTGCACACTGGCGGGCGTTACGACAATTCTCAACAGCGGGATTCCTGTGGAAAAGTGGTATCTGCCTAACGGAGCCGTCAGTTGGGATGCATTCAAAGGCGTGAATTATCAGGCTGTCCAGACCAGCATCAAGAATGCAATTACAGCCGCTGGAGGCGTGATCGTGGAGCCAGCCACGGAGGGCATGATGGTGCAAGTGTCCAAAGCCGTATATCTGGAGTTTTACAATGTTGCAGCACCAACCATCGCTGGCTACTACAACTACACGCTGGACGAGGATTTGGCCGACACCGGCAACACCAACTACAACAACTTTTCCATGTGCGCCAGACTGCGAGTCGGGGACAAGATTCTGGCCTTGACCGGCGACATCGAAGAGCCTGCACAAGATAAGATGTTCCCCATCGTGCAGGGCGTGGACGTGCTCCAGTTACCGCACCACGGCCTCGATCTCCGGGACAGCCGCACCTTTATCCGTTCCATGGGTGCATCCGTCTATTTGACTGCTGCATATGGCGTCGCACGGTTTTACCGGCTGCAGTATCTCTGCAACGCTATGTTGCATAGGGCAATCATGTCCGGAAACTCTCTGTCCACGCTGGGAGGCAGAACCATTGAAATGGTGTTCGGATATAATGGCTGTTATGTAACGGCGCCGGGGGCACCCACGCCAATAGGGACGTTTGGGGAAAGCATCCCGGCGGGCAGCGACTTCAACGACTATCGTGAAATCGGGTTCGCTGGGTATGTCCAGAATGCCAGCGTTGCGTCCAAGGTTGCCAATATGCCGGGGGCTTCTGGTGGCCGTCTATGGGTGATAGCCAGCAACCAAAACAGTCAGCCACATGGCAGTCTGGTGCAAGTATTCCTCCCTGCGTTTAGCTATGCACACCCGGAGGTTAGTATTCGGATGCTGTATGATGACGCATGGAAGCCTTGGAAGACGTTCAAGACAGTCGACTGATACAGCTGGAGG